CTAATATATAATAAGGTTATATTACTATACTTAATACAGGACCAACTATAGTACTTAAGAAAGTATGATATGTTTATAGTCAGAAGAAGAAGATTAGGAAAGTTTAATGTCTATACTGAAGAAGAAGCTAAGAAAGAAGGTATAGAGTATAAACACTGGTTATTATGTAAGGAAAATGAATACTGTATTACTGACGATGGTTATGTATGTATAGTAAGAATGGTTAAGGATACTAAAGAAGGTAAGTGTTATTACCTTCCTTTTGGACATTACTTTACAAGAAATGGTATTCCTAAAGAAAAGGTACTGTTTAAGGAAAGAAGTAAGAACCCTAACTATAAAAATAAGAAAGGGTATTACGGATTTATAACAAAGACCAAGTCAAGAGACTCTTTAAGACCCCTTGTTATTCTGATGGCAAGATATTATGTGATGGGTAAGGTTCCTACAAGGGAAGAAGAAGAGGAAATAGCAAGAAATTTCTTTAAGAATCAACAGAATCCTTATCTTGCATATAAGAAAACAATGAAAAAGGAAGTGGTTATGGAAGCCATTGGTAGCGAAATGACTAAAATATTGGCTCAATATGGGGTTACAGAAGAGTTTGTGGTTAAAGAAGGGTTTCTGGAGTCTATGAATATGGCTAAGAAATCAAATAATGGACTTCTGTTGCTAAAAACTTCTGTTGAATTGGCTAAATTATTGAATATGTACCCCGAAAAGACGGTTGTTACTGACCAGTTGACCATGAAAGGGTATAGAAGTATTGAGGACGAAATAGAAAGAGAGTCTCTCGAGCTTACAAGGGTGAGGAATGAAAAGCAAATTCAAGGATAATCTCCTTTTATTTGGTAAAGTCTTCTTTAAGCATGCTTTTTATAAGCCCTTTGCTCCTGTTCACTTCGAAATAGAGGAAATACTCCTTAACCAGAATATTAAACTGGCTAATATGATTATACCAAGAGGTATCGCGAAGACTACTATCGCTGCCATGGTATATCCACTCTATCATATCTTTGTTGAACCACGGAATCTTGGAAGAGCCAAGAATGTGGTTATAGTCTCTAAAACACAACAGCACTCTATCAATGTATTGATGTCCATTAAGAATGTACTGGAGTATTCAGAGTCATTCAGACAGGCGTTTGGCTATCATGGACAACAGCTCGCCACTAAATGGACCGAAGATACGATTGTGTTGGATACTGGTGATGTTATATTGGCTAAAGGTATGGGACAACCGGTAAGAGGTTTGAACTATGATTCCATTCGCCCCACATTAATCATTATGGATGACCCTGAAGATGAGAACAATACCAAGACAGCAGAAGCAATGTCTGCTAATCTGGATTGGACTATTGGTGGCGCTTATCCTGCATTGGATGATGATATTGGCAGATTTATATTGATTGGCACTCCATTGCATCAGTTGTGTTTGGTTGAATCACTTGCTAAAGCTCCTAACTGGCATACTATCAGAAAGAAATGTCTTATAGAAGAGGATGGCAATTATACCTCGATATGGGAGGAGAAGCTTCCTGTCGAAAGACTTCTTCAGGAAAAGGAAGACCTTGAAGCAATAGGAAAACTGAGCAAGTTCTATTCTGAGAGACAGTGCCAGATAGTGGGCGATGGAGACCAGCTCTTCAGACCGGATTATATCCAGCATTGGGAAGGAGAATACTTCAGAAAGGCTGATGATTCTTTTGTCAGGATTAATGACAGGGTAATACCCATAAATGTCTTTATGGGAGTTGACCCTGCTTCTTCTACATCGTCAAGAGCTGATTATACGGTGATATTTGCTATCGGTATAGACAGTGAATTAAACAGGTATTGCTTGCAGTATGTCAGAAAAAGAATGGACCCTATGAGTGTCGCGGACAGCATAGAAAGGATGTATGCTTTCTATAAGCCCCAAAGAACAAGAATAGAGTCCACAGGGTATCAGGAAATGCTCAGGAGCTATCTGAAGAACAAGCAGTATATACCGGGTCTTGAGATTAAGGAAACTCCCAGAAATTCAAAGTCCGCAAGACTTGAATCATTACAGCCCGAGTTTGCTCAACATAAGGTTTATCTGGCTAAAAACATGACAGAGTTCGAAGAGGAGCTATTGCTGTTCCCGAGAGGAAGTCATGATGATACATTGGATGCCTATTTCTATGCTGTTAAGAATGTCTATCCTCCATACCATACCGAAGGGTTTGTGGAACCCGACGAAGAAATATTTTCCTCTACAGATTGGCTCCTCTCTTGACAAATAGAAATGAAAGTGTTATTTTAATACCAACAAATTTGAAAGATTGATGGAAGAATCCGTAAACCCCGCAAAATTATCTGAAGAGTTACTCAACCAATACAAAAGTGGAAGAGATTCTTGGGCTAAAGAAGCCAAGGAATGTGAGGATTTTGCACTTGGAAATCAATGGACCAAGCTACAGGAGGAAGAGCTTAAGAAAAGAAAACAGGCTCCTGTAGTAATCAATGTTATACTCCCCGCAGTAGAGCAGGCTGTAGCCATGCTGACTACCAATAAACCACGCTTTTCATCCACGGCAAGAGAAGATTCCGATGTAAGGACAGGTAAGGCTTTCTCAGAGCTTATGTCGTATATATGGGACCAGTCCGAAGGAAATGAAGAGCTTAAACTGGCTATTAATGATGCCTATGTCAAGGGAATGGGAGTCATGTGTGCTTACATTGACCCTCATGCTGACTTTGGCAAGGGAGATATACTGATAAGGTCAATAGACCCTTTTGATTTGTATGTTGACCCTAATGCCAAGGACAGGTTCTTTAGGGATGCAGCCAACATACTGATATCCAAGACAATGGCTAAAGAGGAGATAGAGAGACTCTATCCTGATTTTGACTTTGAAGGAGCAAATGAAGCTGCACTGGATGACCATCCTGCGAGCCAAAGAGCATCCAAGGTAGGAAGTTATCTTGATACATACCACAAGCATTACCGAATAATTGACCGCTATACTAAAGTGAAGAAAGTTTTTATCCACATCTATTACCCACAGGATAATCTGGAAAAGGTAATGGATGCAGAGCAGTTCAATGAATTTATTCAGGAACCTGCAATGGTGGTTAGTACTGGAGAAGGTCAGAGAATAGTAACGAATCCACAGGAAGTGGAATACTGGATGGGTATGTTTGAACAGCTCGGACCGGTATTTTTCTATACTCAAGACCCACAGTCAGGACAGCAGATGCCTGTATCAGGCGAGGATGATGGAAGTGGTATTCCGGGTTCTCAACATATGTTGCAGCCGGTTACGATGGAGCAGTTGGTTGAAGCTCAAATCATCCAGATTAACAGGATTTATCAAGACAGGATACTCAGAGTCTTAAGCATAGGAAACAAGCTCTACTACGAAGGAATCATGGGTAATCTTGAGCATTACCCAATGGTTCCTATTATGTTTAGATTTAAGAGAAATCCTTATCCTGTGTCTGATGTGATGGTTGTTAGAAGCAATCAGGAATACATCAACAAGACAAAATCTCTTATTATAGCTCATGCTGCCAATGCCACCAATGTGAAAATATTGGTTAACAAGGGAAGCATAGACAAGAAGAACTTTGAAGCTGAATTTAATAAGGCGGGTACCGCAGTACTCGAGGTTGACTTTGAGTTGGGTGTACCACAGGTCGTTGCTCCTGTTGCCCTTCCTAATGAGCTTTATAAGAATGAAGCCGATGGCAGAAGGGATATTCAGGAGATACTGGGTATTTATGCTCTCATGCAGGGTGATGCAGGACAAGCTCCTGCTACCTACAAAGGTACTGTTGCATTGGATGAATATGGACAGAGAAGAATCAAGTCAAAGAAGGATGATATTGAAGGGAGTCTTAACATGCTCGCCAAGATAGTCGTTCAGATGATTCAGATGGTCTATACCGAACCAAGGGTGTTCAGGATACTCAGACCTAATAATGTCGAAGGACAAGTGGTCATTAATCAGCCTCTGTATGATGATGTAAGCAGGTCCATTACTGGCAAATTGAACGATGTTACTGTAGGCAAGTATGATGTTGTTGTTGTATCAGGCTCCATGTTACCGTCCAATAGATGGGCACAGCTTGAGTACTATCAGAATCTATATCAAATGGGTATTATAGACCAAGTGGAGGTTCTTAAGAAGACCGAGGTTGCTGATATTGAAGGTGTGCTGGAAAGACACTCACAGATAGCACAGCTGACCAGTCAACTGCAACAGGCTACCGAACAGATACAGAAATTGCAAGGCGATATACAAACGCTTGAAAGAGAGAACTACCACAATAAACAGAGAGTCGAAGTACAGAAATTCCAGACACAGCTTCATAAGGCAGCAGCTGAAGGAAAAGCTTCAATAAGCGTTACACAGGCAAGAATGAAGGATTCCGAATTGATGCAGGAAGAACGACTCGCTAATGAAAGAAAATTAGCTCAGGCTAAAATGAAGAAAGGAACAAAATAATGTACGGACAAGACCCAAGAGATGCCATGTATGCAGCTCTTATGCGAGGAGACTATTCCGCTATTACCGAAGACCCAAGAATTCCTGTGGAAAGTCCAACAAAAATTTCAATACCCGGTGCTGATTATTTACTTCAGAGGCAAGCTGAAGAAATGGAGGCAGGACTTCCTATGCCTTCCCCGGCTTATACAAGGGGTGTGCTACCTTCTCCCATTCCCAATGGAAGAGGAATGGTCAGTCAGGCTACGCAGTCAGGAAATGCAGCAATACCTCAGATGACCAACGAGTATAAGATTGATGCTCCCACGTTTGCAGCAGCATTCAGAAGAATGGCTGAATTGGGTGCACCTGAAGGAGTTAATTTCACATGGTATGTGAACGGAAAGCCTGTAGGACTCTATAAGTATGAGTATGCAAAAGGACAGAAAAAATCTGCTCCAAAAAAGGAAAAACCTTCTCTGCCTACCACACCACAGGTTCCACCTGCTGCACCGAGAAGAGTAGAAGAAATGCCTTATCCACCAAACCCAAGATTTCTTCTTGACTGGTAAAAATTACAAATAAAGGAATCAGAAAATGATACAAGATAACATGGACTTCGATTATTCGGACACTCCAGATAACAACGCAGATAGTGACTATGGATTTGATTTTGGTCTTACACCCGTCCAAAATCAGCAAGTACAGCCTGCGGTAGAACAGACACCAAACTCAGTCGAACAGCCTGTGGTCCCACAGCAACCTGTTGATGACAACTGGCAGGTAAGAGCTTCCTACTTTCAGTCTCAGTATGACAAGCTGAAGAATCAGTTGGACCCTTACATGCCTTTGATTAGGACACTCGAGAGTGACCAAACGGCAGCTCAGAGAGTGATAGCAGCTTTGCAAGGACAGCCTGTAGAAGTGCAGCAACCTGCTCCCGTTCCACAGTTGCCTCCTAAACCTGTAAAGCCTGAAGGGTATTCACCCGAAGAGGCTTTTACTGACCCTCAAAGCGGAAGCTTTAAGTATCGTGTTGCACTCGAAGATTATCTCGAGAAACAGGCGGAATACATTGCCTACAAGGATAATGTTGAGAGAGAAGAGAACATAAAGGCTGAAAGGTTAGCCATGGAATATCAGCAGAAAATGCAGATGCAAGAACAGCAGAGGCGTTTCCTTGGCGATACTTACTCCATATTAACCACTCAGAAAGGATTCTCTCCTCAAGAGGCTCAAGTATTTATCCGTGAGATGGCAGATGATTCGGCTATTACTCTTGATGGTCTTGTGGGATATTGGAGATACATGAAGGGTCAGACTCAACAACCTGCTCCCACTCCTCAGAAACAGAGAATGCCTTATCCTGCGTTTGTAGGTGGAGGAGTCTCTCAATCAGTTGAGGGTGGAGACCCAAACAAACAATTTCTCAATATGTTAAGGAGTTAACATGCCAAATATAGATAAAGGTATTCACGGTCAAACCGGATTAACCGCAAGCACTTCTGGTGTTACAGTTAATTCAGGTATCCTGTTTACCGATAGAAGGCAATTTTACCTTGGCAACGAGCCTGTTAAAGAGCTGTGGACTGACCCTGCACCGTTTCTTACCCTCGTAGCCAACATGAATCAGAAGACGGACCTTACTGACCCTATCTTCAAAATGTTCGAACACAGGAATCCATGGCAGGACCAGAGATTTCTCATTGATGGGTCTGAGACATCTGCTCTTGACCCTGCATCAAACTCACAGGTTACAATCACTCTTCCGACTGCTTCAACAAGCAACTTCATCGGTCTCGGCACTGCTGCAACAGCAGCTCTTGTAGGACTTCAGTTCGCGGTACATACTGCGGATGGTTCGAAACCTGCCGGTGAAAGAAAAGCAATCGGTGTTGTAACAGCGTTTACCTCGGCTACCGAAATTGGTGTAAAGTGTATCTCAACCTACAACGGTTCTGCCTATACTCTTACAGGAACTGAATGGTTTGTGGTTATTGGTAATGCACATGGTGAAGGTAGCTCATCTCCCGAGCCTTGGGCTGATGACCTGTCGCTTGTATATGGTCAGTGCCAGATATTCAGAACTCCTCTCAGAGTGACCAACACTCTTAAGAACGCTGTTCTTAGAGGAGAGGCTGATGAGCTTATCAGGCTTCGTAAGCAGAAGTCTCAGGAGCACAAAATCCAGAAAGAAAGAGCCATGATTTTTGGTGGTTCACTTCTTGGAAATGGTATGGATGGTACTGCATTCCCCGGTGACAAGTTCAGAACCGATGCCAACGGTGAGCCTATCAGAACCACAACAGGTATCATGGAAATGATTATGAAGTATGGTTCTTCCGATGCAACCAACGATAACCAGAATATCTTCTCGATTGCTCAGGCTACCTACAAGTATTCACAGTTTGTGGATGACATGGAAAAGGTATTCCAGTACTATCCCGAGGATGGCGTAAAGACCATGTTTGCTTCGGCAAAGATGCTTTCGTTCTGGTCAAAGCTCGAAGGTACTACCGGTATTGCAGGCAAATCAGGATGGCAGGTTAAATTGTCTGATATGAAGAGAGACACTCTTGGATTTAACTACAGAATTCTTGAGACTCCTCATGGTATCATTCAGCTTGTACCGACACCTGTTCTGACGCGTTCGCCTTACAATGGTTATGGTATCATCGTTGACAAGTCAAACATTTTCCACGCTGTTTATGAGCCACATCAGTACTTCCAGAACATCGTTCAGGACAACAACCCACTCTACCAGAAAGATGAGTACTACTCATATGAAGGTATTGGTGCTACGCTGATAGAGTCACATAAACTCTTTAAGATAGTATAAGGAGGTAACAGATGGC